AGGCGGGCGAGCTAAACCCAGCTCAGCGCGAGCTTCTGATGTCGCAGTTCGACACCTACAAGTGGAACAAGGGGCGCATAAAGGAAATTGAAAACGCGCTCAACGTGTCGAAGCTGGCCGGGAAGGGGGTCGACCCGAAGGACCGGAAGTCGCTCATGAACGAGCGGCACCAGCTCACCACGGCGAACGTGAGCATCTCCACGAAGCTGTTCATGCTGCTCAAGGGCACGGGAGCGGAGCCGGACGAGTTCGAGTCGTTCTTCATGAACAAGAAGGAGGAGTCGTGAAATACGAGTACCTCTACGTATGCGACGGCCAGGTGCCGGAATGCAAGAAGACCCACTGCCACCACAATGGCACCGGGAAGTGCAGGCACACCACGGACGAGTCGCACGCGCTCTACCCCGCCCCGCATGAATGGGCTTGGGAGGCGAAGGACGCGAAGAAGCACACGTTCTGCGAGGCGGTGAGGTAGATGGAGAAGAACTGCGGCAACTGCAAGCACAAGGCCGCTGAGTCCAGGGACGAGGAGGGCAAGCGCATAGTCGATTGCGACATCAACTTCCGCCAGATGTACTCCCCGTGGGCCGAAGAATGCAAGCATTGGGAGAGCCATGACGACTAAGCCCGAGTGCGTCGATTACTACGAGCAGGTTCTCGACGGGAAGATCGTAGCCGGAAAACGCCTGAAGCAGCTCTCCGAGCTCATGCTCGGGCGCATCCAAGACAGCTATAGGGACTGGCATTTCGACTACGAGTATGCGAACAGGCCAATCCGCTTCATAGAGCACTTCTGCTACCTGCCGTCGGGAAAGCTGGGACGACCGTTTGAGATGGAGCCGTTCCAGAAGGCGGCAATCCAGGTCATGTACGGCTTCGTCGACGACAGGGGATTCAGGCAGTTCCACGAGGCGCTGTGGGAGCTGGGTCGTAAGAACGGCAAGACCAGCCTCTCGTCGGCGCTTTTGCTTTTCGCGCTGATGGCTGACGGCGAAGGTGCGCCGCAATGCTACACGAGCGCGACCTCACGCGCCCAGGCTTCGCTCGCATATGGCGCCGTGCTCAAGATGGTGAAGCAATCCAAGATGCTCTCCAAGAGGCTGAGGAAGGGCACCGTCCCGGAGCGCGGCGAGGACGGCATCATCTTCGATGCGAACATGGGCTACATCACCCCGCTGACCAACCAGACGCGGCACCTCGACGGCCTCGACGTGCACTTCTGCCTGTTCGATGAGCTGGCGGCGTGCACGAACCGCGACCAGTACGACCTGTTGAAGCAGGGCATGTCCGCACGCGACCAGCCGTTGATGCTGTGCATCTCCACCAACGGCTTCGAGCGCGGCAACATCTTCGACGACCGCTACGACTACGGTTGCCGCATCCTCGACGGCGAGGTCGACGACGACCGCTTCCTGCCCATCATCTACGAACTCGACTCCCGCGAGGAATGGGAGGACGAGACGTGCTGGATTAAGGCGAACCCCGGACTCGGCACCATCAAGAAGTGGTCGACGCTGAGGGACTACGTCTCCGAGGCGCAGCAGAACCCCGGCTTCCTGCCGACCGTGCTCACCAAGGACTTCAACATCCCCGAGAACCGCGCAGCGGCATGGCTCACGTACGAGGAGGCCGTCTGCGACGAGACGTTCGACATCTCCGAGATGGGCTTCCGCTACGGCATCGCCGGGTTCGACGCGTCGGACACGACCGACATATCCTCGGCCACGATGATGATGATGCGCCCCGGCGACGAGCATATCTACGAATTGCAGATGAACTGGCTCCCGGAGGCGTCCCTCACCGACAACGGCCTTCGCTCCGAGCGCGACGACGTGCCGTACAGGCTGTGGGAGAAGCGCGGCCTGCTCAGGATTGTGGAGGGCAACAAGGTTCCGAAGCAGGTGTTCCTGGATTGGCTCGAGGAGGTCAAGGAGCAGTACGACGTGTGGGCCTACGCCATCGGCTACGACCCGTGGCACATCATCGGCACCGACGAGACGAACCTCCAGCAGTACGTGGGCAAGGACAGGGCGGACGTGGTTCGCCAGGGCGTGAAGACGCTCTCCGACCCCATGAAGCAGATCAGGGCCGACTTCGCGGCCAACCGCATCGTCAACAACGGGAACCCCATGACGCAATGGGCGAGGATGAACGTGTCCGTCAAGACCGACGTGAACGCCAACATCCAGCCCGTGAAGCTGGGCGGCAAGGCCAAGAACCGCATCGACCCGTTCATGTCGGAGCTGTTCGCCTACATCGCGCTTCTCAGGCACTACGACGAATACCAGAACATCATCTAGGAGGCACCATGCGGCACGCGCTCTACTCAGGCTCCAAAAACCTCTACGGCGACATGCAGACAGCATGCAAGTCGCTCATAGCCAACTCGAACGTGGACAAGGTCTGGCTGCTCACGGAGGGCGGGTACGATTATGTGTTGCCCGACATGTGCGAGGTCGTGGACGTCTCGGGCCAGGGATTCTTCCCGAAGGATTCCCCGAACATGAGCAGCAGGTTCTCGTACCTCTCCCTGATGAGGGCCGCGCTCGCGCTCATGCCCGAGCTGTCAGGCGTGGATAGAATCCTCTCGCTGGACGTCGACACGGTCTGCATCAGGGATGTGTCCGGTATATGGGAATTTCCGCTAGATGGGTGCTACTTCTCGGCATCGCCCGAGCCAAGCGAGTGCAGGCGGCTGAAGAACATGCTCTATTGCAACACGGGTGTCGCGCTGTACAACCTGGACATGCTCAGGGACGGCAAGGCCAGCGAAGTGGTCGACGCGCTCAACTGGCGCAGGTACCCGAACATCGAGCAGGACGTGTTCTCGTTCCTATGCCAAGGCCATATCCACGAGATGCCGTCCGAATACAACTGCACGGAGTTCACCGAGGCGACAAACGTGGTGAGGATAAAGCACTACGCTGGGATGAAAGCTGAGAAGTGGCGCAACGAGCCGCTGGTGGCGAAATGCCGCGAGATGACGTGGGACGAGGTCATGGAGCGGCACGCGACGGTTGCGAGGAAGCATGGCTAGGGTGCTCCTCGCCGTCCCGAGCTTCGACAGGACCGCGAAGGCCCTCACGCTCGAGGCGCTCGTGAACCTCGACCGGGACGGCAACGACGTGGAGTGCAGGTGCTTCATGGGGTACAGCGTGGCGAGGGCCAGGAACTTCATGGCGCAGGCCGCGCTCGACGGTGGCTTCGACTATCTGCTGATGTGCGACTCCGACATGCTGCCGCCTAGCGACGGGCTGGCGAACCTCATGTCGCACGACGTGGAGGTGTGCCTCGGATGGGGCGTGAGGGGTTCTAGCGATGACGGGCAGACGAGCGTCATCAAGCCGAACACCCAGGGCTATCACGAGAGCTACTATGCACGCGAATTGAGCGCGCTCGACGGCCTCGTCGAGGTGAAGGGCGGCGGGATGTGCTTCGCCCTCATCAACGTGGACGTGTTCAGGCGTTTGCCGAGGCCGTGGTTCAAATACGTGGATTATCCCAACGGCTCCGCGCTCGGAGAGGACTACTACTTCTGCCAGCAGTGCGGCTCGGCGGGGCTCAAGGTGCATGTCGACACGAGGGTCGGATGCGGCCACATCCACGACCGGATTCTGGAGGCGAGATGAACGAGACGAAGCGCCTGGACGGCTTCGACGAGATTCCGTTCGACGGCGATGAGGACGCCGGGAGCTGCTCGCGGTGCCTTTTCGCCGTCGATGTCGAGAACGCGTTCGGCGGCAGCGACTACATATGCGGCCCCACTGGCGAGGACGTGACGTTCGCCGCGGGCCGACTGTGCTTCACCGAAGCGGATGGCTAAGGAGTTCGCCAGGGCCTTCTACAAGTCCGCAGCCTGGGAGCGGACGAGGGAGGCCGCGATGAGGAACGCGCAGGGCCTCTGCGTCAGGTGCAGTGAGCAAGGCAAGCTGACGCCAGCCAGGGTCGTGCATCACATGGTTCCTCTGACACCGGAGAACATCGACGACCCAGCAGTCTCGTTGAACCTGGACTTGCTGATGCCGCTGTGCCACGAGTGCCATGGCATCGTCCACGACGAGCTGGGCGTAGGAGCGCCGTTCGTCAGGAGCAAGTCCGACCGCGAGCTGGACGAGCCGAGGGTAGCCTTCGATGCGATGGGCAACGTCATCAGGCTGTAGATAATCCGGGGCGATTTGGGGACGCATTGAGAGCATTGGCTGGATTGTCCTGGTTCTAGCCTCGCATCGTCCTGGACTGGCCCATGCCGCCGCATTTCCATGGGGCTGGTTCCACATGCTGAGCTGGAGCTTCACGTGGGCGTATACGCGTGGGCGTAATACACGCTGGTGCGCATAATTAAGCGTGCGGTTTAAGCGCATGTGTATATATTTTCCCGGAGAGTTGGAAAAATTTCGCGGTGATATTTTTGCCTCCCGCGCCGGACCCCTGGTGGCCTGGGGATTCGTGAAGATCATGGGGGCATATGCGGTACCCGGTACCCGGCAACACGAACGGGATACCCGCCACAATCCCGGCATCCCGTCCCGTCCC